ACTTGCTCGCCGTTTGAGGTCTGGAATACTTGGGCGGTGACCCAAATGTTTCCAAGACCATGCGAGATGGTGTAGGTCGTTGCAGCACCGTCGCCAAGTTGCGCGGTGTACTTTGTCGTTCCACCAAGTGCCGCAAGGGCCGCAGACGCAGTTGTCTGACCAGTACCACCATTTGCGATTGGGAGCGCACCAGTGACGGCAGCAGACTGCGCAAGGTCAATAGCGCCAAAGGCAGGTGATCCACCAGCGCCCGGAACCCGAAGAACTTGATTGGCGGACCCTGCTGAAGTTGCGCCAATTTGGCTTGTACCGTTGCCGAGAAGTACGCCACCAGATGTCAGGGTGCTTGCGCCAGTACCGCCGTTTGCGACTGGAAGCGTGCCCGAAACTTCTGTGGTGAGTGAAACCGTGCTCGCGGTCGTCAGCGCATCTGTGCCACCAGTTGACTTAACGATACCAGCGGTGAAGGTTGCAGCGCCAGTACCACCACGGGAAACGCCAAGCGTGCCGCTTGTGAGCTTATCAGTGCTGTGGTTCGGAATATCCGAAGCAACAAGTGATCGGAACGAAGGAGCAGAAGGGCCACCAGTTGCTGGACCAGCAAATACGGTGTTGTCTGATGCCGTTGTGACACCAGTACCACCGTTTGCAGCAGCAAGGGTTCCGGTTACAGTTGCAGTGTTAAGTTCAACGGACCCGTCAGCCATCTTGGCGGAGGTAATCCCATTGTCCTTAACACGAAGGATGTCAGAAGAAATCTCAATGGTGGAGTCATCAACGTTGACAGAAAGGTCAGTTCCTGTGAGGGTAAGTCCCGAACCAGCTGTTAGGGCGGCGGAGTCGGAGAACTGCGAGAATGCCAGTGCGGTTGAGCCAACCGTAATTGGGCTGTCAGTTGTAAGAACCCAACCCGTGTTTCCGTTTGCTGTTCCTTCTTCAACGAAGGTGAAGAGCCCTGGGGTTACCTCTGCGTCAGCATCTGCATCGGTTGCCCGGACTGCAGCACCTGAAGCCTGAACGACGTAGATACCGTTCTGGCTGCCAGTTGACTGATTCTTAACAAGTACTCGATTGCCAGTGGCAAGCGTTACTCCGTCAATTACGTCGCCATTCTCAAGTGCTTCAGATAGGTCAACGTTGGCGGTAGTCGCAACACGAACAGATGCCTTGACATCAAGACCTGTGGCAACGCTGTCAACATATGCCTTAGTGGCTGCGTCGGTTGCATTAGTGACAGATCCTGAGATTGTTACGCTTGTTGCGGTAACAGTCCCGGCAGTGAAATTTCCTGATGCATCGCGCTTAACGATTGTGCTTGCGGTGTTTGCATCAGTGGCGTTATTGACCAGCGTGTAGTGCGCAGCGGACATTGAGCCAGCAGCGGCGCCATCTGCAGCCAAGATGCTGATTGTTGCAACGCCATTTGCAAGGGAGACCTGGATTGGAGCGGTGCCCTGAAGACTGTCAATAGACCCAACAGACTCCCACGCGGAGCCGTTGTAGACCATGAGGCCAACTGGGCCGTCATTGGAGTCTGAGTTGTAATAGATCTGGCCCGTGGCAGGCGAAGACGGCGGGGTGGCAAGAACCTGAATGGTTGCATTGCGAAGCTCATTCTTCTGTAGGTCTAGGAAGCTGCTAAGCGTTAGACTCGTCAGGACCTTCACGGGCGTCTCCTCAGTTTAGGTAGGCAAAGCCGCTAAACGCGGCAGCAAAGGCTAGGGTAATCTGATTGTCGGAGTCGTACAACACCTCTCCGATCTGCACATTCCCAGCACTGTCCACGATAGTTACCGAGGGCTTGCAGTTCAGGTTGTGGACTATGGTCCAGGTTGCCGAGGCGGAGGACTGGGTGTGGGTATAGGTTCCGTGCGGGCTTGAGGCTGGCGCACTTGAAACCGTAAGGCTGCTTGCTGCTGGGCTCGTTACAGAAACATTGCGATTGACCTCGGTAACGGTCACTGGGCTCATCGCGTAACCTCAGCCAGCACGTCAAAATCACCTGTAAGCAGTTTGGTTACCGCCCCAGCCCCGCTAACAATCTCAAGATCATAGACATACGAACCAGCTGGCACCGTTGAAAGGGCTGCAGCGGTAATGGCAACGCTAATCACACCAGTCCCAGCCGTGATAGTCATTCCGCCTGCATTAGTTAAGGTTAAAAACGGGACTGCTGAGCCAGCAAATTTCCTTACCTGCATCCTTGAAGTGTAGCCAGTCAAATTAACTGCGCTTCCAGCGTCATTGGTGTAGGTAACGGTCGTAGCAAAATCGCTACCCTGTTCCGCGGACATGTCATAGGTGGAAAGTGCCATGCTGGGATTATAGCCTGCGGAAACCGCCTACTCTATGGGCTTATTTTCTACGGTTACCGTTTAGTCTTCAGCGCTCAGCGGGGGCTCTCTTCGGGCCTTTTTTTGAAGGGGGAGCGGGGAAACTGGCCTTAATGCGCAAAGCGCATCCCAGCACTTAAGCGGCTGGTCCTCCGAACCGCCAGAGGCACACGACCTGCACATGTCTGCTATTACCTTTTTGTAAATTTCCAACTGATCAGAAGCAAGTTGCTGGTCGTCTTTATTGGCGTCTGCCCCAAGCGAAACCATCCTAACGTACTGGGTGTCCGTGCTTTCGGTTTTAGCCCTTCCGTAATATCTCTCCCTTGCCCAACTGCTGCTTCTTCCAAGATATTCAAGCGTGCTAAAAATCCTTCTTGCCGATACCCCGTCTCTTTTGGCCCACACGTCAATAACCTCCCTAAAGAGGATCGTCTCTTGTTCGTATGGCTCTGTTCTTGTGCTTTCAAATCTTCCCATGCGCCAATCTTATCTGGGTTTTTTGAACTATGCAAACGCAGGATGGTAAGTTGCTGACAACAGCAGATAGTATGTTATAGTAAGGCCATGGCAAAAATCGGAAGAATGACGCAAGAGGAAAACGAGCGGATCAACCGCGATATCCAGTCGCTGATGGCTACTGGCGCTTCTGTTGACCAAATTGCCAAGGCCGTTGGCCTGCAGCCAGACACTGTTAGGAAAAGAATTACAAAGATTAGAAACAGCTGGGCCGAGGAAAAACTCACTGGAGACGAGAGCAGGGACGAGCTGATCGCTCGAGCCAACAGGATTTCCATGCTTGCCTCTGCCGGCTACTCAAGGGTTAAGGAAAAGTCCGCAAATGGCGAGGCGACTTTTCTAAAGCTTCAACTTGAGGTTTTGGACAGAATTGCCAAGCTTTCTGGGGTATATGTTCCTGATCGGATTGAGCTTAGCGGAAAAAACGGTGGCCCTATTCAGATTCAAAGCGCCGAGCACCCCCTTGATAACATAAGCGCAAATGACCTTGCAAAAAGAATGAGGAATTGGGCTGAAGCGCTAGAGGAGGAAGCAGATGGAAAACCAGCAGTACCGACAGTGGTTGAGGGAACAGGCGAAAACGTCTGACGCCGCTTTTGCGGAATATGTCAGCAATCTTGTTTTCCCAAAGCATCTTCGTGAAATGGAACGCTTCCTAGACAAAAGCGAGCGCGCGCTCGTTCTCATGCCTCGAGGTCACGCTAAAACAACGCAACTCATCCATCGCGTTGCCCGGCTTATTGGCGTCAACCAGGGAAAAATTAGGGTTGGGATTCTAACTTCTGTTCTTTCTGACGCCTTAGCCCGCTCTAGGGCAATCAAAGCAATTATTGAGTCGCCGTACTTTGCCGAGATTTTTGAGTGGGCTAAAGACGGGGTTGCTGGACCGAAGTGGACAGACGAAGTATGGACAATTAAAAACACTAACCTAGGCAAGGATGCCACTTGCTTTGCGGACGGGCTTGGGTCTATTAAGCCTGGGGCACGTTTGGATATCTTAATCGGCGACGACATGGTTGGCATGAAGGAAAACGCAACCGCCGTTCAAAGACAAAAAGCCTCAGACACCTACTGGCAGGTCGTTGACCCAATGCTCGTTCCAGGGGCTAAGCGTTGGTACATCGGCACACGGTGGCATGAAGATGACTTTTATGCTGGGCTAAAAGAGAAGGGGACTCCAGTCATGCTTCGGGCTGCGATTGAGGGCGACAGCCCGCTTTGGCCACAGATGTACACAATTGCCGATCTTGAAAGAAAACGTGAAGAGCTTGGAACTCCGATTTTTATGCTTCAGTTTCAGAACGATGTACAGGCAATGGGCGGAAATATTTTTAGAACAGATAACTTTTTGCGTAAAGATGTAGCGCCTGATGGTGCTCACAGGGTCGGCGTTGACCTCGCATCTTCTGCTTCAGAAAGAAGCGATTACACCTCGTGCGTTGAGGTTGTTGAAGACGCAGATCATAATCTTTACGTGGTTGGCGCGTGGAGGGCGAGACTTGCCGAAGGACACAAGAAGTGGCTTACAGGAATAGATAAAGACGGCTCTCTTTGTGAGGACGGCGGACCGCGACTTATGTGGCCTGAGCACATGCTCCCAAGCGGAGATAAATCAAATCCTGGATCAAGATATCTTGAGTCAGTAAACATAGAAGCGGTTCAGCATCAAAGTACTTTTGTTAGGGAAATACTTGGAAGCACTCCGCTTCCTGCTCGAGCAGTGAGACCAGATAAAGATAAGGTGACTCGCGCTAGGGCTCTTGCTGCTCGCTATGAGGCTGGGAAAGTTTTTCACGTCAAGGGTGCACCTGGGATTGCGCAACTTGAGTCTGAGTTGGCTTCATTCCCAAACGGAGAGCACGATGACCTTGTTGACGCGCTGGTATACGCTGCGGACCTAACTGGAAGCCAGTTTTACTTTACGGCCGCCAAGACGGGGAGTCGCTTCTAAGCCACCAGTCTGAAGTTTCCCTGAGCCACAAAACTTTACAGCGCCCTATGCATCGCCCGTCAATAATTGGAAGGTTACTGCTTTCGTTAAATAGCGTCTGCGCAGCCTGCATTGTTCCGACTTCGTCACGCGATGCAATGTAGGCAATTGATGCCGCAACGAGCGGTGCTGATGCGCTTGTCCCGCTTGCCTGCCTATGATCACCGTCTGACCATCTTCCATCCACATAGCTCCCAGGGGCCCAAATGT